GATGAATTAACTGATGAGGAGTTCACTGAATTTCTTGCATGTTGTTCCATCTATGAAGACTAAATATCCAATCAACATATCTAACCAACTCACCCACAATTTCACCCATGGCTAACCGCTACCAGTTTAAAACCACCCTTACTGGCTTTATCAATGTCTTTGAGGATTCAGGTCAATTCAACAATCGAGGGTTCAAATACACCCTTCCCAAAGACATCATTGCTGAGATGGAAGAAGAGCGAGAAGGTATTCTCGACTGGTGTAAAACCAAGGCTAAAGGTAAAGTTCTCGTCGATTTTGCCCCTTGGGAGCGTTCCGAAGAAGGACTTGTTTCGTACAGCTATAGCAATGAAAGCCGCAATCCTGAGCCTGTGTTTGTTGATTCCACGGGATCTCCTATTGAAAAGTCTGTATTACGTGACCTAAGAAAAGGCACGGAAGTAAACATGATCGTGAGCCATAAACCATCGATGCCTCCTGGCAAGATCGGCTCAAAGCTAGTTGTTCATGGGATCCAAATCGTCAAGCTTGCCACCGGAAATGGCGCATTAGACAGTGGCTCACTCTCAGAGGATGAAGTGACAGCGATGTTTGGCAAAGTCGATGGCTTTACCCAAGACGAACCAGCTGTTCGTGAGCTGGTTGCTAGTGCTGCTTCAGAGGATAGCTACGACTTCTGATGAATTACCGCTCCGGCCTAGAGGAGCGCTTTGCAAACTTACTTGATAAAAAAGCTATTCCTTACCTTTACGAAGTAGATCGCATTAAGTACACCATTCAATCTAAATATACCCCTGACTTTTCATTAAAGAATGGGGTAATCATAGAGACGAAAGGGTTCTTCAAAGGTAGCGATCGAAGCAAGCATCTTGCAGTAAAGGCTCAGAATCCTGAGCTTGATATTAGATTTGTTTTTCAGCGCAATAATACATTATCTCGGAAAAGTTCCACAACATATGGAGATTGGTGCGATAAGCACGGTTTCCAGTGGTGCATCTTTCCCAATATTCCACCCACTTGGTTTCTATGAACGATGGACTAGTAATGCTCCGCCTTGATGCTTTCATCGCGGAGCTTGAGGTAGAAGGTTTTCCGATTGATTACATCATGGATGAACTTTATGAGTATTTAGAAATCTACGATGAACTCCAACTACCCGCAAAATGAATGTATTCGACATGAATCTTGCCCGGTGTGTCCGAGTAGTGATGCCTTCGCTGTCTATTCTGATAATGGTGGCTACTGCTTCTCATGCGGATACTATCGGCGAGGTGACAGCGATGACAGTTTGCACAGTCAATTACACCACCAACAAAGTCATCAAATGCAGGCAACCGAAAGTTTTTCCTATCAAGGGGACTATGCGGGAATCAGAACCAGGAAACTCACAGAAGAAACCTGCCGGAAATTCAACGTCAAGGTTTCATCTGGACCTGTAGTCAGATTTCCTTACTATTCTGGTGGTCAGGTCGTTGCTTATAAAGAGCGCGATCAACAAAAGAACTTCACCTGGAAAGGTAAGAACGTAGACCAGCAGCTATTTGGTCAGCAGTTATTTGGTAGTGGCAAAACTATTGTCATTACTGAGGGCGAATTTGATTGTCTTTCAGTTTGGCAGGCCAGAAATAATTGGCCAGTGGTGAGCATCCCAAATGGTGCTCAGTCAGCCAAAAAAAGTTTGCAAGCCCAGCTGAAATTCCTTCTCGGATTTTCTGAAATTGTTCTCATGTTTGATGGGGACTCAGCAGGCCAACAGGCTATGGAGGAGTGCGTTGCGCTCTTTCCCTCTGATCAAGTTTTCATCGCAACTATTGCTGGTTATAAAGATGCCTCCGAGGCTCTTATGGCTGGTGATGGTGAGGCAATTCGCCAAGCTTATTACAACAAACGCTCCTATGTCCCGCAAGCAATCATCGACGGTCGAGACCTTTTCGATCTCGTGTCTACGCCCCTCCATGGCCGCGATGCTGATTACCCTTACCCTTCTCTCAATACCATTACAGGTGGCCTTAGGCGTGGGGAGTTGGTTACCTACACAGCGGGAAGTGGGACGGGAAAAAGTACCGTATGTGGTGAAATCGCAGTCTCTTTGATTAATCAAAATCAAAAGGTTGGATTTATCGCCTTAGAGGAAAGCGTTCAGCGCAGTGGCCTAAGACTCATGACTGTGGCTGCAAACAAACCATTACACCTTGACAATCAAATCGATGAACAGCATTTCCGTAAAGCCTTCGATAGTACTCTCGGCTCTGGTCGGGTATTCATGCGGGATGGCTTCGGTAGTGTTGATCCTGACGCTCTGTTAAATGACATCCGCTTCCTTGTTAAGACAAACGGGGTTGAATGGGTCATTCTTGATCACCTCAGCATTTTGCTGTCAGGTAATGATTCACATGACGAGCGTAAAATGATCGACATTGTAATGACAAAGCTGAGATCATTTGTTCAGGAATGTAATATTGGGATGATATTAGTCTCTCATCTCAAACGTATCCAAGGTGACAAAGGTCATGAAGACGGTGCGCGTGTATCTATGTCACAACTTCGCGGATCTGGATCAATAGCTCAACTAAGCGATCTTGTTATCGCCTTGGAACGGGACATAAGTAAGGGCGACAATCGCTCAAAACTTGTCACCTTGAAAAACAGGTTTAATGGCCAGACAGGCCCGAGTGGAGACCTTGCTTATGACAAGGAGACAGGACGCCTCACAACCGCTTTATTCGACCCAATCGATTCCACTACCACAACCGACTATGAATTTTAGAGCCGTTCTTTTCACCAAACAGGATTGCCTGCCCTGCATCACTACTAAAGATGCACTCAATAAAGTTTTGAAGCTCAACCCAGCTTGTGGTAACTACATTGCCACGTTGGAAAAAGAAAACCACTCTGCTCTTGTTGCAGCTTATGGGCTTGAGATGTATCCAACTCTCCTTGTTGTTGATGACAACGGGGAAGAGGTAGGCCGTTTTACTGGCGGCAAAAAAGTCCGCGAGTACCTCCCAGGAATCTTATCCACCCTGCGAATACTGGAATGCGCTTAGTAGCAGACATCGAGACCAATGGACTGCTCAGGCAAACCAATCCTGTCATTCATTGTTTGGTAACACAGGACATCGATACCGGGGAAGTGATCCGGTATGACGATTCAGGTTCTTACCCCCCTATTAAACAAGGGCTAACCAATCTCATGGTGGCTGATGAAATATGGGGGCATAACTGGATTGGATTTGACCAGTCCTTTATCCGTGAGATCTATCCGTTCTACGAGCCCAAGGGCAAGACCTATGACACGCTCATTCTGTCTCGTTTGTTTTTCACTGATCTTCTTGATCGGGATTTTAGGCGCAAACCTGCCTTGATGCCTGCAAACCTGTATGGGCGTCATAGTTTAGAGAGCTGGGGGCATCGTCTATCTTGTCATAAATCTGAGTATGGCAAAACTCTAGAGAATGACTGGTCTATCTACACACCAGAGATGCTGGAATACTGCGTCCGAGACGTAGAAGTCAGCGTCAAGGTTGTAGAGATGTTCCTTCCCAAGATGGAACAGTACAAAGACTGCATCGCAACGGAGCACAAGGTTGCTGAGATTATGTCTTGGCAAGAATCTATGGGTTGGCCATTTGATGTAGCTGCTGCTCATCAACTCGAAGGAAAGCTACGAACTGAACTCGACTCACTCTCAGACGAGATGAGATCAACATTCCTCTTTGTAAATGGTGGAGTGTTTACGCCTAAGCGCAATAACTCAACACAGGGTTATGTCGAAGGGGCGGCAATGTGCAAACTCAAAGAGTTCAGTCCTACAAGCCGTGACCATGTGGCGTGGGCTTTCGAGACCTTCCGAGGATGGACGCCTAAAGAACGTACAGATTCAGGTCGAGCCAAGATTGATGACAAGGTACTTAAAGAGATCGGTACGCCTGAAGCTCTTAAGTTTTCTCGCATCTTGGAACTACAGAAACACCTTGGACAACTGTCTGAAGGTAAGAACGCATGGCTCAAATTAGAAAACAATGGTCGATTACATCATTCCTGCATTCTTAATACTAATACGGGGCGAATGGCCCATATCCGTATTAATGCTGCCCAAGTCCCTAGTGCTCCTGAATATCGATCCTTATTCGGTCCAGGTGAGGGAAGAGTTCAGGTCGCTGCTGACGCCTCTGGTTTGGAATTACGTTGTCTTGGTAGTTATCTTGCTGTCTTTGATGATTTTAAATTCTCGAAGGAAGTAGTCGAAGGTGACATTCATACAGCTCTGGCCAAGATCTATAAGACCACAAGATCGCTGGGCAAAAATGTAACTTATGCGACGATCTATGGCGGGGGCAACATGAAGTTAGGTCTGACGGCTGGTGCTTCAAAAGAGAATGCAGCCAAGAGGGGTAAAGAGATTCGGAACAGTATCTTGAAAAACCTTGATGGCTTTGCTGATCTCTCATCAGCTATAGCCGAGCGAGCCAAATCTGGTGTGCTCAAAGGTTTAGACGGAAGACCTATCCGTTTACAAGGTAAGGCTCACGCTTCACTGAACTATTTACTTCAGAGTGCGGGCGCAATTATATGTAAATTGTGGCTTATTCGTACCCACGAGCTACTACAAGAGGCCGGGGTTGATTATTACCCATTGGGCTTCATTCATGATGAACAACAGCTCTCCGTCGCTCCTGGTGACGCTGAGAAGGCTGCATTTTGTCTAGTCGCGGCCATGAAGGACGTGCAACACCAACTAAACTTTAAATGTGAATTAGATGCAGAGTCTGTTATCGGCAACAATTGGGCGGAATG